TCCACCCATCGTCCGGGTCTTCCACGGCGCAATAAGTTATTCCGTCAAGCGTGAATTTGACATAGTTAGCAACATCTCCATAATCAACCTCTTTGCTTCCGACTTCGATTCCAGACAAAATATGCTTCCCGCATAAGCCCATCAGTTCAATCGTTTTTTCCCGCTGCGTCATTCTGCGTCACCCTCGCTTTCCTCGTCCATCTTCGCGCCACACACCGGGCAGTAATTCCAATGCGCTTTGTAATCTTCAATATCAAAATCACCTTCAAGCACCCATGTTTCATGACACACGGAACATTCAACGCAATCCACATCCTGCCAGCCTAAAGACTCTGTTGTTTGCAACCACCGCCCATGCACCATCTCAACCACGTCTGCTGCGGGGATAGAATCTATTGCTGCATACACTTCATCATAATCCTGCCAGCTATATTCATCTTTTGTCATTTCCTTGAGCAGTTCAGCCCGTTTTATGTACTCTTTAGACATTGCTGTTCTCCTTCCGTTCCCCGTAGCAACAAAACATATCATCTTTAAGGTCAACCGCTGGCGATATTGCGTGATCCCGTGTGCAAAAAGCAATCTCATGCCCTCTGTTTTTTGTGTTATAACGGCATTCACCGCAGCACACCACATTTTTTGCTGGCATGTTATATGCCATTTCACCAACAACGGCATACATGTACGGCACATTCTTGCGCACCGTATTCATAAGCTTCTTTCTATCTATGTATTCAGACATGTTCAGCACACCTTCCCGCCGTGTTTGTACGGTCTGCCCTTGTTGTACTCATGCTTTGCCATCAGCAGCTTATCAATGTCAATGTTTTCCGATGCGCACCAATCCAGAATGCGAATCATGCAATCAATCATTTCCGTTGCTATACCTTCCGGCTTTCCGTCTTTCACATAAGCCAACGGCTGTGCGGCGCGGTATTCTTCCAAGGCTTCAGAAAGTTCAGAATGACACAATGCTACAATCTCCGGGAACTTTCTGCGCTCAACCCACCAGCCGTGCATAACTGCGTTTTCGTGAATGTCCCTTGCAAGGTCATTTAATGTGTTCATGTTTCCATCCCCTTTGTTTATTATTGGTGCTTCAGTATTGCTTCCACGCTCTGAAGCGCTCTGCCGTGTATATAGCATGCATTTCTGTATGTCATGTGCATTTCATCCGCTATTGTTTCAAAGCTTTTATATAGAAAGTAGCGCTTGTATAATACTTCAAGCTGGTCAGGATCAGACACCTTTTCAATGGTCAATCTGATTTCGCGTTTCATGTTGACATAATCATCAATTGACATGTTTATTTCCCTGTCCAAATCAACGATTTTGGCAACCACGCTGCCTATCTTGTCTTTATCTCCTGACCCGCCGGAAACGGCATCCATGCGCAGTGTGCTTGTTATTTTCTTCTGGAAATCACGCAGCCGCTGCAATTCTTCCAGCATGTTGTTTATGTGAATGTCGCAGTTGCGTATCTGCTCCAAATACTTCCTTGCGGTCATATTTCGCCACACCCTTTCATGCGCCAATTCCTTGAAGGATCACGCCTGATGCTGATACAATAGCCATGTTCCTTTGATTTTTCCGCAATCCGTCCGGCTATAGCTTCATCAATTTCATTCAGTTCAAGCAGTGTGCGTTCACTGCTTATGATGGTGACTAAGCCGGGATTGTTGTACCTGTAGTTGATAATCTCAAAGGCGGCATTTACATCTGCTGTTGTAGGCGGTTTGTATTTCCCATCTTCACCCTTGCCGCCTTTAAACAGGTCATCAATGTATAGCACTTCAGCTTCCTTCAGCGGCTGCATCAGTTCCGCATATTCCGCATGGTCATTTACTACCGACTTGATTTTTGTAATCTCATCACGCCATAGCATGTACCGCGCTTCTTTGCCTTGTCGGATGTAGTGAACAGCAATGGCAGTGCATAGATGCGTCTTGCCTGATCCGCTTTGTCCACCGATAAAGAACCAGTTATTTTCATCGTCTTTGATGAATCGTTCAGCTGCTTCTTTGGTCATTTGCTGCCATTTGGCGGGGGTTTCATACTTGTCAAACGTATAATCCTTCACAATGTTCTTCAGTCCTGACCGTTTAAGCCTGTTTATAGCCCGTCTGATTCTTTTGCACTTGCATTCAGTTAATGTTTCGGTGAAGTAGCCAAAGCGTTCATGATGGTAAACTGTGGCTATATAGCCCTTGTTTTTACAGGCGGCGCAATCATAGCCATCAGCTTCATTCAAATCACCTGTGGTGCGGTTGTAATCGTCAGCCCTAATCTGCGCCATATCCTGTTGTGAAGGCGCTTCAAAGCCATGTTCCGACTGATCCCGCAATGTTATCATCAAGTCTTGCATATTCTTCATTGCTTCGCGCCCCTTTCCTTGCATTTGCATTCAGATAGCCTTCAAACTTAGTGCCGAACAGCGTTTCAGGCCGCAAATACTTTTCATAGTCAGTACCGATCCATTCAGCACACTTCTTATCAATGACAGTTTTGAAATCATCCAGCGTAAACCCTTCAGCTATCCTTGCATGTATAGCGCTTCTTGTCTTAGCTGTAGAAGCTTTGTATTTTGTTCCGGCCTTCTCATTCAAATAGGACACAACATCAGGGTATATATTATCTATACTTTCCTTTTCTATACTATACTTATCTATACTATACTGTGGTTCCAAGTGGTTGCCATCTGGTTGCCAAGTGGTTACCAAAAGGTTGCCACTGTCTTTTTCTGTATAGGCGTTGTTGTCCTTGATTTCAAGTGTGCCTAATAGTTCTTGATACTGCGTGGGATTATATCTGTCTTTACGTAGCGTGTTGTGCATTCTCCAATGCTTAATGACAATCACACCCGTTTCAAAGCAGATAATAAACCGCTTTGCAAGCAACAGTTTCAAATCATCTTCAGATGCGCCTATTGTTCGCTGAATCCGCTTTGCGTTATTGACAAAGCCATCATCATCAGCCCTCATGTTCAAATGGAAATACAGGGCTTGTGTTGATAGTGGCATATCAAGAAAAGCATCACTATCAATGATTTTCTGCGTAAACATCCGCTTTTCAGCCAAAGCCCTTATCTCCCTTCATCTTCCGCTATGCTGTAGCGTTTGATCCTGCAAGCTTCGCCGTACCTGTTCTTTACAGTGGCGGTTTCGCTCTTTATGTTGTGGCCTTTCTTTCTCAGGTCTGAAATGCGGGAAGCAAGGCGCATTACGCCAATATCCCGCAAGGCATCCAGCTGCGTAATGCTGCCATATTCAGCTATGTATTCCAGAATTCTTTCATTCTGCGTTGGATTGCTGTGCTGCATCTTCACTTCTCCTTCCTGCTTCATACTCTCTGTATATCGTGAACCAATCTTCAAGCGTCATTGTCACAAGGATTTCAGCGTTGTTTTTCTTGTGGAAGACTGCGGGAAGCGCATTGCCGCCCGCTTTGGCATCCCGTTTGGCTTGTGCCATCCAGTCATACAGCTGCATCCTTTCTTGTGCTTTCGCTTCAATGTGAATTCCCGGCAAACCAACAACATCAGCATCCCCGTTCACCCCGCAATACTGCTGGCCGCGCCTACAATCGTAGCCATATTCCCGGAGTTTTGAAGCAAGCGTTCTTTCAAATCTCGCCCCTTTTGCGCGCGAATTCACAGCCATCAGCAATACCCCCATTCATAGCCTTTATATGTTTTCTTTTTGCCCTTGCAGCATTTGATGATAGGGCTTGGAGATCCGCAAACAAACCTTGCGCCATCGTGAGCAGATACAAATTCGCGTTTGATTCCGTCTTTTGTGCAAAACACAGCTTTTCGTTGCCTGTTCTGATCACAAGTCTTTTTGCCGTTCGCGCTTGCGGCTTTCCGTTGCGCATCCGTTACGGTTCTAAGGCCAGTTTTGTTCGCGTGGATGATGTTTTCGCTATGCGTTGCCCATTCAAGGTTTTCAACGGCATTGTTCTGCTTGTTTCCGTCAATATGATTGACTGTCTTTTTGCCCTCTGGATTCTGGATAAAAGCAGTGGCAACCAACCTGTGAACCTTGTAATTTTTTTGTGTTGAATTTTTGCAAAGCCAAACAGTCAGATAACCGCGCCGATCCACGCGAAGCGTCTTGAATCTTTCGTTTCTTTTTATCCTTCCAAGGCTGGAAACATGATATAACCCTTCATACCCGTGTACATCGCGCCATTCTTCCATTACCTCACCGCTTTCCTTGCTATTTATCGTCAATCTTGATGCATCCTTTCCGCTTTGGTTTGTTCTGTTCCGTCATGGCAACATATTTGCCGTATGACATTCCAGCTTTCCTTGCAGCAACAGCAAGATCATCAACTTCTTTGTTGTGTTCTGTGTACGCTGTGTGCTTACTGCATCTGCCTACATAGTAGTAATATCCGGCAAGCTGTACGCCGCACACGGGGCAGAACCGTTCTTTTTTATGCGCTGGCATATTTTCACCGCCTTAGAACGGAAGTTCATCATCTTCAATGGGAATCATGCCCGGCAGCGGTTCAGGCGCGTTCTGTGCGTTGCCGCCATCTTCTTTCTTGCTTTCGCAGAATTCATGACGGTCAACAATAATGTCTGTTGTATAGTGTTTTACACCGTCTTTTTCATAGCTGCCAGTTTGTATGCTGCCTTCAATGGCAATGCGCATGCCCTTCTTAATGAAGCGGCTTGCAAAGTCAGCGTTGTTACCAAAGGCAACACAGCTGAGAAAATCCGCTGTCGGTTGTCCTTCTGCCTTGAATCGTCTATCAACCGCAATGCGATAAGAAGCAACGTTCTTTCCGGCTTGTGTCTGTCTGATTTCAGGATCACTGCAAATGCGGCCTATAAGGATAACTTTATTCATGTGATTTCCTCCATCTTTCAATTTCGTGTCTTGCGCGTTGTGCTGCTTGTTGCATTTCGATTGCTAACAGTTCCGCATCATCAATGGGCATTTTGTTCATTACAAGGTTACTGGATTCGCCCATGATGGTGAATGTTATACCTTCTTCCAAATAATCAACCCTGAATGCCACGCTATCACCCAAAAACGCAGTACACATGAATCCGTCAATAGGTTGTTTGGGCGCAGTGTCTGCAACAGGTGCTGCCGTTTCTGTCTTAACAGCTTTACCCGGCAGTGCATTGGATGAATAATAGCCAACAGGCGTTGTGCGCCTTTTGCCGTTCCTGCCAATATACTTGTTGACCGTTTCAAGACAGCACCCAAGCAGTTCAGCAATTTCAATATTGGCAAGATCGTATTCATCACGCAGCGTCAGCATTTCATCTTTTGTCACATCATACTTGCCAAAGCTTCTTGCCATCAGTTATCACCTTCTTTTTTGTCATTGCCGCAGGTCATCAAGATAAACAGGGATGCAACTATTGTCACGCAGATAATAAGTGTTATTTGCACAGCGGTTGTCATGATTTATGCCCCCTTACTTTTTGCGCTTATCCATGAGGAAAACGCGCTTATTTGTTTTGGTGTTTTTGATGGACAGCGCCACAATGTTCTTATCATTGTCATACAGAATCTGTTCAACAATGAACTTATCAAAGCACTTGCATTTGCCGTCAGAACCTTTCTTGATTTCTGTATCAGCTGCATTGATCCATATGAAAGGCGCTGAATACAGTTCCCGGCCAATGCCCCAATTGAAGCAAGCACGTTTGAAAGAATCCGATGCAAGCCCTTTTTCCTTTTCTGTGAAAGATTCTGTGCCTGTATCTTCTTTTTCAATCCATTGGCCTTTCTCTTTGTCCCATATGGAAACAGTGCAGTTTGCGTTTTCTCTGCTGTGATGGCGCTGCCAGTTCATGTTGCCAACAGTTTCATCAAGTATGTTTTGGTCAACACGGGCATCCTTGTACAGCAGCAGCGTCAGCCCTTTTTCATTGATAGTTGCAACACGGCAATCAATCTCATTTGCCTTTAACAATCTGAATTCCATTTTCCTATCTCCTAACGAATCTGAATGTTCTGTCTTTCGACTATGGAAATACCGTCCAATTGTGCGCCAGCCTTCAGCGCATCCCTCAAGCCGATCTTGTCAACTGTCGGTTCTGCATACTTCAAGAATTCTTCCGGGATTGTAGCGCCTTCTGCAATCTCTACAGATTGCGACTTTCGGAAAGACACTTTAACCCGTGTGGTTTCAAACTTTGCGCCGCCCAAGCAGTATGTAAGATAGCGCCTAAGATTTTCAGCTTTGTTCTCTGCAACTTTCTGCCTTGCAGCAAAGGCAAGCTTTTCAGCTTTCAGCGCTTCAGATTCAGCATTCAGATTCTTGATCCAAAGGGCTATGTTTTCCAGCTTTGTATCACGTTCCATTTCCAGTGCTTCAAGCTTATCAAGGTCAATGATTTCGCCTGTTTCCATGTCGATGCATTCAAGCATCTGTTGGTTGATTTCGTACAGTGATGCCATGTTTATACCTCTTTCCTATGTCTTTTACTTAATGAAGCCCGCCTGTTACGCCGATATAAAGCAGCGCAAAGCCGATCACAGTCAATCCCGGAAGCGCAATGATGAAATCACGGTTTCTGCGCCACCATGCCTTTGCGGGGCTATACGTTACCCGCCAACGGTGAATTCTGCGTTTCAGATGAACGTTCATTTCTTGCTTCCTTTCTTGCCGTCTTTCTCTGCTTGCTTCTCTGCGTGTTCCTTGATCCGCGCTTTGTTGGCGGCTCTAATCTCTTTCATCAACCGCAGCTTTTCTTTGATAGTCATTGTTTCTGCCCTCTTTCGTTATGTCTGTGTAAATCTGATAGAACAGCGGTTCACGGATGGTCAGGCCATCAATTGAAGCCCGCGCCGTTCCATCGGCCATGATATGTATTACTGCCATTTGTTCACCGTCCTTATAATCCGCTTAAATCGGATTAGCATGTAAAAATTTAATGTTGCCATAAGCAACACCATACAGTTCACAGATTGTTTCAATCTGGTTTGCCTTTGGGAATGAAGTCCCGCTTTCCCAGCTGCAAAGCGTTGTATTGCTTACGCCAAGCGCTTTTGCCGCCGCCTTTTGAGTTAAACCCGCATTTACTCTTGCAGCCGCTAAAGTTATTTTTAGCATGTTTTCACCTCACTTTTAATCCGCTTAAATCGTATTTGCAAATTCATAATACTATACCAAAATAATAAAGTCAACACCTAAATGCGGATAATCCGCTTTTTAGTTTACTTATAAGCGGATTAAGTGTAGAATGATAGTGGCGGGAAAGAGGTGATGAAGTGACCACAAAGGAAAATAAGGAAGTTTTTTCACGCAATCTGGCTTACTATGTGGACAAGTCTGGCCGACAACAAAAAGAAATTGCCGCTGCTGTTGGTGTCCCAACATCATCTTTTAATGATTGGATTAAAGGGAAACGCTATCCGCGCATAGGCAAGATTGAATTGTTGGCAAACTATTTCGGCATATTAAAGTCTGATCTGATTGAGGATAAGACCGAGGAAAGGGAAAATATGCAGAAAAAAAGCAGCACCATTGCGGACGCTGCCATAAGAATGAAAACTGATTCTGAATTTATGTCTGTAGTGGAAATGTTGATTCCTTTGAATTCAGAGAAAATCAACGATGTAAAACAGGTACTATCAGTTTTCCTGAAGTGACTGTTTACGCAGTAAATGTAGGATAATCTCAAAAATTTCTATATCCTCGCATTTGTGAAGAAGGTTTGTGATAGAAGCAATGTAATCTTCTTTCATTGTGATGCTCCTTTCTACCGGGGAACTATTTGCATAATACTTCATAATTGTGAGAAATTACTGCCGTCTTTGTGACAACTTTAAGACAAAGCGAACAGGCGTTCTACAGCAAACAACATGAGGGGATGAACAACATGAGAGTAGCATTGTACCCAAGGGTATCAGGGCATGAACAAGAAGATAATTATTCTGTGCCGGAACAGATAGAAAGAATGAAGAAATACTGTGAATCCCGTGATTGGATGGTTTACAAGATATACACGGATTCAGGTTTCAGCGGTTCAAACTTGCAAAGGCCGGGGCTTCAGCAGCTTATAAAAGACGCAGAAAACAAGAAAATTGATATGGTGCTGGTTTATAAGCTGGACAGGCTTTCACGCAGTCAGAAAGATACGCTGTATTTGATCGAAGATGTGTTTGACAAACATGGCGTTTTCTTTTCATCAATGACGGAAAATTTTGATACTTCAACCCCGTTTGGTAAAGCTATTTTGGGGATTCTTGCAGTATTCGCGCAGCTGGAAAGGGAACAAATTAAAGAACGTACAATGGTAGGCAAGGACAGCCGCGCCAAAGAAGGTTTGTGGCATGGATCGGCACAAGTACCAACGGGTTATGATTATATTGATGGCAAATTAGTTATCAACGAATATGAAGCCATGCAGATAAGGGAAGCTGCTGATTTGCTGTTGAAAATGACACCAACAAGAACTATTGCGCGATTGTTAAACGCAAAAGGGTATAGGCGCAAGGGTTATGATTGGGAAGCTAAAACCGTGAAATTAGTATTAGCTAACCCCGTTATTATTGGTATGATAAAAAACCGCGATAAAATTTACAAGGGGAAGCATGACCCTATTATTGACAAAGATACATTTGATAAGCTTCAAGTGATACTGCGCGACAGAAGGGAAGGTTGGAAAACAATCCTTAAAAAGACAGGGCAGAAATCTTTGTTAGGCGGCATTCTGTTCTGCAAGAATTGTGGTGCCAGATACACACGGCAAGGAAACGGCAGCGGATCATACTATTATTGTTGTTATTCACGATGTAAAAAAGTGCCGCGAATGATAAAAGACCCAAACTGCAAAAACAAGAATTATAAAGCAGAAGTGCTTGACGGTATAATCCTTGATGAAATCAAGAAACTTTCCCTTGATTCTGAATACATGAAAGAAGTGCAAGATGCAAAACCTGTGAATAATGCAGCGGATAAAATGCAAACCATCAAAACGGAAATTGAAAAGATAGATACACAGATTTCTAAAATGATGGATTTATACGCATTGGGGACAATTGATCTTGATGCAATCAGTGATAAAGTGGCTGTGTTGAATAGGGATAAAACGGGGCTTCAAAAAGAACTTGATAGCTTGAAAGGCTCTGGCGAAAATGACGAGGAATTGACGGCAAAACAGGTTAAGGATATTGCTGAGTTGATGGAAGCAGGTTTGACCATTGAGCAAAAAAGAAGCATCGTTCAATCGCTTATCTATTACATTGAAATTGATGAAGAAGATATTCTGATTCATTGGAAGTTCTAACCAAAAGCAAGAAAGACCGCATTATAGCGGTCTTTTCTTTTGTACCATATTGGGAAGTCTGCGTTGTCAGAATGACGCATATGGTACAACCCAGCAAACCCGACATGCTTATTATAACACAAAAACTTTTTTCAGAAAATTCCAAAAAAGGTATTGACATTTTATACCCACGGGTATATCATATAATCACAGCAAGGGACACGATCCCACAAACTGAAAGGGGATAAGAAAATGAAAAGAATGTACGAAGTTGTCAATATCACATATAACCTTAATGGCACATGGACGGAAGAAATCTTCTTTCACGGAAGCAAGGAAGATTGTTTGGATTGGCTGAAAACACATTGTTCTGTTTCTGAATATCCCGGCGAAACTCAATATTGGTTAGGCAATAAGCATCTGGAAATTTTTAAAGCAGAATAATACAGCACACAATCAAAAGGGCGATTGCTAACCCGTCCATTGATCGAAAGGAGAGAAGCGGCAATGAAATCAAAGTTGATCGGAAAAAAGGCATACATCACAGACGCAGAAAGCATCTACTTTGAAGAATGGGGAACAATCGTTGACTTTGATGGTGATGTGTATTATATCGCAATTGCAGACGGTATGAGCAGCCTTCCAATATTCAACAGGTATCAATTTAAAATTCCAAGGGTAAAGGGGTGATAATACATGCCATCAGAAGCACAAAAGCGGGCAAAGCAAAAATACATGCAGAACGTCAAGCGGCTCACAATTGATTTCAGCCCAACAGATGCAGAACTATTTGAGTATGTGACGCAGCAGCCAAACAAGCAGCGTTATATCAAAGATTTGATAAAAGCAGATATGAACAAAAAAGAAGGGGAACAGCGTTAAGCCGTTCCCCTTTTGTGTATCTTACACATGGGTGATATTCTGCGCTTTCGCACCCCGTCACCCGCGGCAGCTAAACATATAGCGTTTATTTCGCCCTGTGACGCTTCTTTGCGTTTAGGCTAACACTTATACCAAAACACGCAGAAAAGCCGTCAGAAACAAAATGTGTGCGTTTCTGTGGCGCTTACGCTTTAAGCAGCTTGCCAGCTTTCAGCAGATTCAGCATCTGCGTATTCTGTTCAGCCGTTCCGCGATAGCCGGAAATGCCATTTGCAGCCGCAAGTTTTGCGCGGTATGCGTAAGAACTATTCACGCCCAATTCCTTCAGCGCTTGCACAATGCTTGCGCCTTTATAATTGGATTTTGGGAAGTAAGCCCCAGCAGAAGCCGCGCCGGGAATCTTCAGCACTTGCCCCGGATAAATCAAATTAGGATTGCTGATCCCGTTTGCCGAAGCAATAGCATCAACCGTTGTGCCGTACTTTTTCGCAATGCTTGAAAGGTTATCACCGCTTTTGACGGTATATGTGCCGGATGCGGCGGCAGTGTTGCTTGCAGTGCCGCTTGTGGTACTGGTTACGGCAGAACCATTGCCCAACGCCATAACAGTATGGCTGCCCTCTTTGACAAGAATATCGCCGCGCTTCAGGTACTTATCTGAAGTAAGGTATTTGGATGCTGTCAATTTTTCATATGCGCCGGAAGCTACAAAGGCATTTGCCATTGTTCGTGTAGTATAGCCGTT